TCCTCAAGCGGGATGAACCGCATGGGGAGTTCCACCGGCTGAGAGGTTGCCGAGGGATACTGGACCGAAATGCGCTCGATCTTGGAGGGCCGCAGGATGTTCCAGTTGTAGTTCGGGATTGAAGGCGATCCACCCGAGAGGCACAGGCCCATGAGTTCCTGAGCGATGGTCCCGCATTCGGTGCTGAGGACGTAGGACGTGCCGGACCCGCTTATGATGGTCACGTTGGGCGGGATGCCTTCGCCAAGGATGGCGGTCCCGGGCGCGATGGTCTGCGCCACAGCCAGGGTTAGGGCGGTCCCTGAAATGGAGGCTAGAAACTGGTTGGTCGCGCCCACGGTGTATTGCTGGGTTCCCGGAACGAACGGCACAGTATAGGCCGTCACGGCGTAAACCATGAGATTCAGGTTGTTCCAGCTATCGATCATGTCATTCAGAACAGCCAGCCCGGTCTGATACTCGTTTGCCGTCAGCGGAGACGTGCCGTCAAAGACGCCGATCATGCCATAGGCATCCTCGATGATCTTCTGGGCGGTGATGATCATTCATGCACCTGCTTGGGCCGGCCCGGACCACGCTTGGCCTGCAATTGCTCAATCAGGATGTCCTTCTCCACCACCTGGAGTTTCAGCGCGACGATCTCTTGCCGCAGCTTCCGGCAGGAGGGGCACTTCTCTTTCACGATGGCCCTGGGTCCGGTGAACGGCTCGGTTTCCCACTCGTCCTTATCCACAAGCGAGTCCAGAAACTCTTGCGAGGGGCAGATAAACGAGTTACCTCCCGGGTGATGCAACCAGCGCGGAAAATCCATCGTATACCTCTAGTTATATTATAGGTTCGGGCCGCCCGATAGTATGCTGGGCGGCCCGTGGTGGTTTAGTGCTGTGGACTAGGCGCCAGCGATGAAGCCGGTGGCGACCAGGGCGGTGCGGATGGCGGTAACGAGGTTCGCCATGCCGACGACGAGCTGAGAACCGAACTGCTTGATCCAGGTCCCGGCGGTCAGCGCCAGATTCGGAGAGTAGACGATGCTGTAGACCTCAGTGGGCGGCACGATGGCGGCGGCGGTGATGTTCATGAAGTTGATCGCCAGGGTGTTGGTCGCGCTCACACGGACGCCGGCGATGACGATGCCAGGGGTCAGGGTGGGCTTGTTGATGCCAACGAAGGTGCCCGCGATCAGGTTGGGCACGGTGAAGGTCTGCTCGGCCGAGGTATTCGCAGCGACCGAAATCGGCGCGATGCTGGCGGTCTGAACGGTCGCGGCGGGGAGCTGGTTGTGCCGGATGATCTCGAACTGCATCATCTCAGCGGTGGGGGTGACACTGCCGGCCGTGGGATTGACGTAGGTCACGGCGATGTTGCCGGCGCTGGAAACCCGGCTGGAGCAGACGCCCACGCCAGCGTTCAGGGTGGGTTTGGAGCTTCCCACGATGATGTCATCAGCCAGCACCTGGGTAGCGGTGAGAGTGTTTTCCTGGGTGGTGATGGTGCTGACCGCAGTAGCGACGGCCGGGACGCCGATCTCCAGGACCGGGCCGACAACGCCCAGGCCATTGGTAGCGAAGAACTGGTAGACCTCACCAGCGGTCGGGGTGATCGGGGCGGCGGTGAAGTTGACGAAGCTGATCGCCACCTGGTTGTTGCCCACGACGCGGGCATTATGGATGCCGAGGCCAACCTGCGTAGTGGGTTTATTGACGAAGACCACCTGGCCGGGGAAGACGCCGGTAACGGTGAAGATCTGCTCGGCAGTAGTGGCAGCGGCAACAGCCGCAGGGGTCAGGGTGGCGGTGAGCTGAAGGGCCGCCGAGACGGTCACGAACTGGCACACTTCCGAGGCCGGCACGATGGCCGAACCGGTGTTGTTGCCGTAGCCCATCTGGATGGTATTGGCGGCGGAAACGCGACCGGACAGGACCGCAAGGCCAGCCTGACCAGTCAACTTGTTGTGGGGAATCAGCATGTCGGTAGCCAGGGCGCCCGTCAGGGTGAGCTGACGTTCACCCGTGGTATTGGCCGTGACGGTGGTCACGGTGCCTTCAGTCAGGCTGTAGGCGGTGCCGTTGCCGACTGCGCCGTTGATGGGGAACTGGGCCTGATTGGGGCCGGATGTCTGCGGCGCACCGAAAGCGCCGTAGAACCCCACATAATCGGCCGGGCCAAAGCCGATGGTCGGATTGGGGGCAACGGTGGTGTCCAGAGGGTCATTCGTCTGGTAAGGGGTCGAAACCATTTTCTGTGTCTCCTATGGGGTTGGGTTACTGGACAACGACAGTGGCGAAGCCCTGGCGCAGAGTGTTGGCGCCCCACAGGACATCGAGGCGATACAGGATCTTGTCGTTGACACCGTCATACCAGAACAGCGAGCGGCAGCGCAGACCGGACATATCGTCCTTCATGCGGCTGGAGGTGATCGCAGCGCCGGCGCCACCCATGCCCGAGGTGTCCTTCAGGTCGGCGAGGCCGAGGGCGAAGGCGTCTTCGTGGAACACGAGGGACTGTTTGACGATCTGGCCAGTGCCAGCGGCCAGGGCCAGGGCAGGGGTCACGCCCCAGGGATAAAGGGCAGCGCCAGCCACGGGCAGGGCGTTGACGTTCTGGAGAGGGCCGGTGAGGCGCAGCGCAGGGGAGAAGGTCAGGAGGGTGCCAACCTGGGATTCCACCACGAAGTGCTTCAGTTCAGCCTGCACACCCTTGCCGCTCGGGTTCACGGCGTTGACGCCCGCGATGGTGAAATGCTCGCCCGGGTTGAAAGCGCCGGTCATGCCGGAAAGCACGATGGAGTTTCCGCCATCAGAAGCGCCCGAAGCATACAGGATGGTGCCGGACCAGGTGCCGAGGGTAAGGGAGGGGGCGTTGGCGGTGCTGTAGAAGTCCACGCCACCAGCGTTGCCCATGGAACCATTGCGGTACTGTTCGCTGATCTCCTTGGAGGGGAGCAGCAGGCCGGTCAAGCCCTGGAACAGCCCGGCGTTCATGTGGGGGTTGAGCATACCGCTGACCCGCTCATCGGTATGGGCCGCGCTCTGGGTCTGCGCGTAGGCGTAGCCATCCACGAACGGCTGAAGGGTGGTAACAGGGGTGCCGGGGACACCGATCCACTGGTTGAGACCCTGGCCAGCAAGCGGGTTGGCCAGAGTAATGGCAGCATTGGGCATCATGGTCGAGATGATCCCGGCGTCCATCTGCTGCCACAGGGTGGCCGCGAGAGGGTCCGAAACGTTGCGCTGGAACTCGTCCACGTTCAGGGCCAGCTCTTTGCTGGTCAGTTCGATGTCGCACCCGCCCTGAGCCAACTGGAGGGGCACATAGGTGTCGTTGTAGCCGCCAGGATTGGCGGTAGGGCCGGAACGGTAGGCGTAGAAGCCGGGCACGCGGATGTTGAGCGTGTCGCCGATCCGGAAGCTCTGCGCCCAGTCACCGTCCCAACGGCGGGCAACGCGGCTCGCCATCTTCAGGTTGTTGCGCACGGTCCGCAGGGACTTCGCGGTGATCATGCTGACGTTGTTAAAAAGACTGCTCGAAGCAACCATTATTGAACTCCTTAGTACTCGGTGAACTCGTGGGAAGTGGCCCGCGTCCCAGGAACGGTCTTAACTGGGGCGATGGGGGCCGGAAGGGTTGGTTTCTTGACTGGCGTTTCGGCCCTGGGGCCCGGGGTGGGAGCAGGAGCGGTCAACTTGGCCTCGATCTTTCCAATTGCCTTGGCGGTCTGGAGGGGCGAAAGGCGGGCGATGCTGATTGCCTCGTCCTGGTGGGCCAACAGGTAGTGCCAGAGGTCCGCACCGGCACCGGCTTCCGAACCCCTGATCAGGCTTACGACCGTGGGATTCGCGGTGGGGATGCCCTGGGCGTCCAAAGCGTTGGCGGACTCGATCAGTTCGGGAAGTTCAGGGTGAGCAGCGATGATGGCTTTCTGCTTAGCCTGGAACTCCACAGCCTTGGTCCGCTGGTCTCGCTCCCAGAGTTTCAGATCGACCTTGTAATCGATCGGATCCTCATAGGCGGCGGGGTCAGGGGGCGCAGTCGAGTCCATGATCTGGGCCTGGGGCTGCGGGACGTTCTGCTTCTGCTGGGAAAGAGCGGCGACTTGGCCCTTGAGCCGTTCGCGTTCCTTGACGAGATCCGCGATGCGCTTCTCAGCGGCACGGCTCCGTTTGTGTTCATCCGCTTCCGGCGCGGCCTCCCCTTCCGGGGTTTCGGGAGTCTCGGCAGCGGCGAGCGCGGCATCTTCCGCCACTTCGGAGGCTTCGGCTTCCACGGGCACTGCTTCGGGTTCTGGGAGTGCTGGAGTCTCAGGGGTTTCGACTACCGGAGTAGCCGCAGCGGTCAAAAAGGCGTTAAAATCTTGCACGTCATCTGGCATGGATCACTCCAAGGTGTATGGGCGGTGTTTAAAGGGTCACGGTCCCTATATATATTATAGTTCAGGAATTCCCGGGTAGGATTGGCGCTATCTGATCTCCAGGTTCATTATATTCGGGAGGCTGCGCAGCCTGGGCGACGGCCGCCTTGTGGACCTCCATGTCCTTGCCCAGAACATGCTTCTGGATGTTGATGATTGCTTCGTGATGCTGCTGGTTGTGCAGCTTCAATTCCTCGACCTGGGCCTGGAGCAGGGTCTTATTGCTGTCGTGCTGCATCTGGGCCGCGCTGCGCCTGATTTCCGTGTCGTTGTCGAGTTGGGCAATCGCAAGCTTGGTCTTTTCGCTGGCCTGCACCTTGTCCGCAAGCTGGGTTTCGAGCTGGAGCTGCTGGGTGAGTTTCTGGCACATGGCCTGATACTGGGCAAGCTGCTGCTGGAGGGCCTGCGGGTCGGGGCCCTTCTTCGGGGGCTGGAGGTTGGCTGGCAATGCCTTCTCAAGTCGTTCAGCAAGAGGCTTGGAAATCGGGGAGTCCAGAAGCGATGCGAGGATGTCCCCGGCGAGGCCCATGAGTTGGGGGTCCTTCGACGCGAGCTGGAACAGGATGTCCCGCTCCTGCTCGCGCTGCGTCTGGTAGCTCGGGCCAGATTCCACGACCAGACCGTATTCACCAGTCGTCAGGTCGTAGATTTTCTTGATGCCTTCTTCGTTGGCCTCGTTGATCTCGTCCTCGGCGCCGGTCCCGTTGATGGTGACCAGGCTATTTTTCTTGTCGATGGACATGATCGCCATGACCTGCTTCTCTTTCAGCACCTTGGGGATCAGGTCCACAATCTGCCTGGAGCTGGCACGGATGGCCCTGGTCAGGTTGTCGCTGAAATGGTAATTGGCGATGCTACCGGCCTTCTGGATGGCCTTGATGGCCAGGCCAGACTGGTCGTTGGCCATCTTGTTGCCCATGGTGGGGTCAAACATCGAGTTGGTAGCCTTGATGTCATTCTCGATGCTGTTTGATACCTCCAACATGCCTTGAATAGGCGCTTCCTGGATGTTCCGGGTTGGCGCAGCCAGGGGGTTATTCAGGTCATCGTAGGATTCATAGGTCAAATATGCCTTATTGGTCATATTGGCCTCCGCCCAATCGTCCTTCATGTCCCCGACGAACCCGGCCGGCCCGATCCAGGGGGTCTTGGGCGCCGCTGCGATCATTTCGATGATGCTGGTCTTCACCACGTTGAGCATCATCTGCTCTTCCTTACTGTTCCGGACCAGACCAGCATAGATGCGCTGGCCGGAAACCATCAGAGGATCCCCGAACACTGGTATAATGGGGATGCTGGAGCCCACCCATTCGGTTTCCTCCAGTATCTCGATGCCATTGATCTTATACCACTTGATTTTGGGCACGACACAGGACCGTTCGTCGTCAACATACTGCACTTCGCCCGCGTCCAGTTCGTCCTTATACTTCACTTCTCCGGTATGGCTCAGGTGGACTAGCTTCCGGGTCTCGTATTCCTTGACGAAGTATTCCGCCACGACACAGGCCCGCTTTTCGGTGTCGAACCAATCAGGCAGGCGGTTGTTGAGCCCAAGCCAGCCCTGGTAATCCCGGCCAGCCATCTCCGAGTCTTTATACTCGCGCTTATACTGGTCTTCGGTAACATAGTTGATGATGAAGGCATACTCGATATCGGACCCGTCCAGCGCCTTATACGTGGGATCGATGAACACCTGGAACGGATTGTTGATCGAGTCGATACGGATTCTCTGGTTGAATGACTTCTCTTTGTATTCGGTCAGAATGCGCCAGAAGCCTATGCCAGAGCGGACAGCCCACTCGAACGCCTCATCATAGGCCATATCCGCGCTCGACTCGTTCTCGATCTGGCGGACGATGCCTTCCATGACGTTCGCGGTGTCCTCGTTTGCCGCGTTGTTCGTGGGGTGAATTGAGGCCGCAGGGCGGTTCTCGCGTTGGGCGTTGGTAAGCTGCTTGACTTGTGCGTTGAGTCGATCAGCCGCAAGTGTCGGCCTCCCCAACCGCTGGTCTCGCACGCCCTGGGGCCATTGGTTATCGGGAGAACAGAAGTCAACGTCAGCCTGGCTGAGTTGATACTGCTTCTCCCATGCTTTCTTGGCTGCGCGGAAACGTTCTTGGGTTTCGTCCATAAAGGACCTGGACTCAGATTCGCCTTCCGCCATATTGATCTACCTCTATTATATTATAGGTAGACATTTTCTCTTGACACGGTATGCGGACTGACCGATGATTGCCTCGTTGGAGTTGAGCCCAACCTTATCCCTCACATCTCGCCATCCTGCCTATCCGTCCAGTTTGCCCATTCATTGGGGCTCAACCAAACAGGAGATAGGCAGGACCTTTGGAGTCCACCGTGGACATCGATACCCTCACCATCAAGGAAGCGCGTCAGATCGCCAATCTATTCGCTATTGAAAAGACAGTGGCAGCGCTCCACGTCCCGTTCGAGGTCGGCAAGGCTTACCTCATCCGCACCGTGACCATGGCGTGGACCGGCCGCGTGACCGCCATTTACCCCGAATTCCTCACCATGGAAGACGGCGCCTGGATCGCTGATACCGGCCGCTATCATGAGGCCATCGCGCAAGGCGTGTTCAGCGAGGTCGAGCCGGCCGGCAATGTCATCATCGGCATCGGGTCCATCGTGGACGCCATCGAATGGAAGCACGATCTCCCGATGAAGGTTAAGTGATGAACGCCGCCATTGGAAGAACCGGGTATGTAATGTCGCGGTCGCGGTCGTGGTCGGGGTCGGGGTCGGGGTCGTGGTCGCGGTCGCGGTCGCGGTCGCGGTCGTGGTCGTGGTCGTGGTCGTGGTCGCGGTCGCGGTCGGGGTCGCGGTCGTGGTCGGGGTCGTGGTCGGGGTCGGGGTCGCGGTCGCGGTCGCTCTAAGCAAAAACAGGGAATACAAGGTGCCCCATTCGTGGGGCATTTTTATGTCATCCATGCGTTTGGGCTGGACCGGCGCGGCCTATCGTCGGCAGGTTTCTTGGGTGCCTTGGTTAGCGCGGGGAAAAGCTCGGTAAGCAACCATACCAAAGCATCCGCCCGGTTGGGCGATCCCTGGCCTAGATACCCATTGGTGGTGAATCCGGCCAGTTCTTCTTCCATCTCTGGGAAATACCCTACGTGCGACACCTTCCCGCTCTCATAGAGGGCGCTGATTGGCTCGGCCCGCACTACCTTGCCACGGCTCGCGCTCACAGCCTTGTAGTGCGTTCTGGGCCGCGCCGTCTGAATAGTAAATCGGACCATCTCCCCGCCGAAATTGGACTCACCGATGATAGCGTCGGCTTCATGGCGGTCGAAGGCGCTGGTGGCCACCTTTCCCCACGTCGCCGGCCCGGCTTTGACGGTCAGATCCTCCAGAATGTAGGCCCGGCCATCCGTCCCCAGGCCGCCCACCATGATACCGATGGCGTCGTTATCCGCATTGTCGGTATCACCGGCTCCACTTGGGTCCACGGCGACAAGCACACGCACCAAGTCAGGGATCTCGCTGCCTGTGACGCGCCATTTGTCGATGTCCGTCTCATTAAACAAGGAATTCGGGTTTTCGTCAGACCATTCCCCCCGAAGGAACCTTTTCTGTTGTCTCGCGCCGAGACCATTCAAAGTCTTGATGTAGGTATCGGAAAGATTCACCAGGTTATCCGCTGGGTTCATCTGGAAATAGGCGTAATCATCCGGTGATTCCAGTTTTACTTTGGTATCAGGGTCTAGGTGCTGGTGGAACATCTTATAGCCCCAGTGACCCTTGCCTGTGGGGTTCAGATCGTAATACATCCGAACAGGCATCGGGCGCTTTACACCGTCGATCTCCTGATCCACCTTCTGGGCTAGGCGCGTCACAGCCATGTTCCGCGACTCGAAAGGTATCTGGCTGATCTCATTGAGGTAAATGGTCACAAACTCCCGCCCGAGGATCTTCTCAACCCGGGCCTTGTCATCCAGGCCACCGAACCATATCTCTGAGCCATTGGGCAGCAGAGCCATCCAGTCCGTCTTGTTCAGGTCGTAGGGCACATCCGGGAAGCACGTGGCCATGACCTTCGGAAACGTGTCCTGGATGATGCTAGCCTTCACATGGCTGAACCGGAACCGCAGGATGCAGTGCCGGCTGTTCTTGGCCTTGAGCGCCCGCATAACCACGGCACGGACCAGAAGGTAGGTTTTGCCAGAGCGCGATCCGCCCTCAAGCATGATATGGGTGGCATTGCTCGCGAGGACCTTCTGCTGCGCCGTGGTCTGGGCCGGAGTGAGGCTCACAGGAGTTCATCCTCTGGGGTTGACCGCACAATCAGGGCTCCGCCGTCCCTCCCTGTTAGTTCTGTCCTGGCCAGCTTAGGCACCCCGAATTCGAGCAGGGCCGTGAACGCTGCAAGTGCGCCTTTGGGGTCCGTCTCGGCAATCGCTTCAAGCCATCCCTGCACCGAGGGGGCATTCCCGTCCAGCAGCTCTTGGATGACTTCCCTGGCTTTGGTTGTCACTTTGTTAGGTTTGCCCTTCCTTGAACCCCCACTATTTGCCACTTTGGGAGTCCCCTTGGGGGGTCCTGGCCTTTTCCGATTATTGGAGTCCAACGCTCGCTCCTCAGTGTTTTTAGTGGGTCACAGTCCCATATATATTATAGATCGCCGTCACATTCGTGCATAATAGCGCAAGCCTGCTCAATTGCACTATCGGCATCCCAGTCATATACACTGTATGACCCAACAGGAGTATTCGGATAGAATTGAATCTCCACCACCTGATTCATCGCAATCATCATCCTCCGCGTTTGGGGGTCAACGATTGGGGGGCATTCGTCCTGGTCGTGTTCCTTGAACCATTCAGCGGCCGTCTGATAGATGTCTCGATGGACGTTGATATTCAGGTAGAACCCACATTTGCACCGGCTAAGGAGCCAATTAAGTTTGTCAAAGCTCATGGCCACATCTCCACTTCTAGCTGGTCAAGTCTGCTGGTGTATCGCAGGTCTCGCCGATTATACGTCTTCCTGGCGAATATGAGGTATGTGTTGATCCAGCTCCAGAGTTTGACCCCCCGGGCTGGATCGTATCGGTGAATGGCGAGGACCAGGTGCAGGTAGTATTCCGACTCCAGGTCCTCAGGGTCGCGCACGGTTGATTCAGGCATCTTCATGCGGGCCACCACGCAGGGCATGGCGTATTCGATGCAGGCGTCGATTCCTACGCCCTTCAGGATGGCTTGTGCTGTGGCCTCATCAAAGAAGCAGGCCATCAGAAGTGCATCCTGCAACCGACTGCCGCGTTGCGCTGGCTGACGATTACCTCAAACCCGATGGTCGCGCCCTGCCATACGTTCCGGTAGGGGCCGGGAAGCGCCATTGAGATCAGCGGGTGCGCGATGAGCCAGCCGGCGAAATACATATTCAGGTTCCCCCGCTTCGGGTGGGAGCCCATGATCTTCTGGTCGATCCCGCAGACACAGGGAGCCGTGGTCATCTGTGCCCATTCGCCGGCCAATCCCGCCTCGCTGGCTACCTCCAGGATGGTGTCTGTGGTGGTCCACGGGGTGGACGCAGCCAGGGGCAGGCAGGACATCAGGAGTAACGCGAGAACGTATCTCATCTTCACAGCCGAATTGAAGTATTGCCGTGCCCCGCAGCACACTTGGCCCGCTCGGCGTCGATCATGTCGATTGCGCGAGCGTTCCCCATGTAAACCGCAGAGGGGGCGTGAACCTGGCGCCTGAACGATTCCTTCCCGCACGCCGGGCAGTCGCGGAATTCGGAGTTCTGCCCCTGGGATTCGATCAGGTCATTGTCGGAGTGGCCGCAGAGGATGCAAGCCCTGTCATTTAGCACGATATGCCCCCATGGGTTCCGCATCCTCAATCAAGGTGATTCCGAGTTCCGATGCCTTGAATTTGTTTCCACGTAAAGTATATATCAAATTCCCTTTCATGTTTAGCTTTGTGACGGTTTTATACCCGGTTTTCCCATCGGTTCGATGTCCTCCACAAACCGAACTGGTGGATTGTTCTGTGCGCCGATGCAGTAGGCCCGCTCGATTACCTCGCTCATTTCCTTGGAGGTCATGTCGCTGGTGTGGCACCCCAGAATGACGACGCCGCCGTCCATACCAGGGACAATCCGCAGTTCCCCGCGCTGAGACGCCATCACGGCGGCCCCCAAAACGTCCTTCCAGTCCTCAACGTCCATGCGTTGTCCGCAGTATTCCACGTTGCCCTTGACGAGCTGGCCGAGGACCACGTGCATCTTGGCGCTCTGGACGTTCGACCTGGTCGGCGGCTTGATGCTCACAACCCAATCGTTTGGGGTTTGCCAGATCGCCTTCACGCAATTCGCGCGGTAAGGGCTAGGAGCGGCCCGAAGGATGAAGTGAACCCCTCTCTGGCTCATACTGCCTCCAGTCCAAGGTCTGGAGTCTCTAGTCGCAAAGGGTCTGCCTCAAAAAGTCTTTGCTTTTGATTTTCCGAAGCAAATCTGATGCGCTTGCAGGCAATTCCAAAGTATTTGGGTTCACGTTCTATTCCAATAAAATGCCGACCAGAATTAATAGCTGCTTCCCCAGTGGTCCCACTTCCCATGAATGGGTCAAGGATTAGTTTGGAATTTGGGAGGAAGCCCAAACACCACTCCATAAGCGGAAGTGGTTTCTCGGTTGGGTGTCCGGTCTTATGGACTCCAACAGGCCCCGACCACCTTTTTGTCGGTCGGTCGAAATTAGTCCAGGCCATTTCGCAATCCGCAACCGTATGGACAGCGTTCTGTTTGTCCCAAATTAGCCAGCAGCGGGAAGGTGGCAGCGCGAAATAATGCCCCCCCCAGATTATACTTGGTCCCATCGCCGCGATCCCCAGAATTGTTTCGTCCAGTGGCGCAACGTCCCATTTCCACATATCAGAATATTTATCTGCTGTGCCCCAGGTTCCCCCGCTCATCCTTTTACCAAGACCGTAAGGGGGATCGGTGACAATGGCATCAACCTTTGGGATCGTAGGCAGAATGTCCCGGCAATCCCCAAGATAAAGCGTGGCGTTGCCTATGACTACTTTTTGCACATATGCGTTGCTATAGGCATTTTGTTTAGATTGGCTATCCATTGACAGGTTCATGATGCCTTCCGCTCATCCTGAGCCTTGCTACCTCGTCGTAGCATCCCTTCCTTCCCCATCTTCTCGGTGATATCCATGACAGCCCATTCGATGAACTTGGGGATGCCCAGCTCGTGGAGTTCCATCGAGCCGGATTTGCGGTAGTAGAGCAGGTGGTTTCGCCGGTCGATCCTGACGATTTCCCGGGTGGGGCCTCCCGTTCCGAGATACACGCATCCCTGCTCCAGGTCTTCGGGTTTGATCTTCATGCTCATTTCGTAGGTCCTTCCACTGTCTGGATGTTGATGGTCACCTTGACAACCCTGGCCTTGTTCTTCGGGATGCCAATGCGAATGCAGGCAACCCTAGCTTTGGCCCTGGTTTCAAACACTGCTGTCCGGCAGGCCCCCAGATAATTAGGCACTTTTGCATCCCCAGCTTCCCATGCCCAAAACGAGATGCCACATAAGAACGGCTTTTCTCCTGGCCATTGGCATTGGACTGCCCAACCTTTGTATGTTTTTTGCACAGGGCTCATGCGAAATCCTCCGTGAGGTAGGAAAGTGGCGCGGGGTTGGCGAACCCGGAATCTTCCGAGGTCTGCCGTTCGAGTTCGATGTAGCGGGTGATTTCAGGTTTGAAGCTGAGGGGCAGCGTCATGCAGGGCCCGTTTCGGTGCTTGGCGATGATGAGTTCCGTGCTGGTCTGGGCCATGGCCCGGTGAATGAAGATCACCATGTCTGCGTCCTGCTCGATGCAGCCCGAATCCCGAAGGTCTGAAAGCTGAGGCTTGCCGGCCTGGCGCTTCTCCACCTCGCGGTTGAGCTGGGATAGCAGAACCACAGGAACATGCCGGTCCTTCGCCAGCAGTTTCAGCGCCCGGGTAATCTCCCCGATGCGCACCGTCTCGCTCTGGTTCTTCGCTCCCGGGGCGGACGTGAGCAACTGGAGGTAATCGATCACCAGGAGATCCAGCTTCCCGTGCCGGCCGATGATCCGGTCAGCCTGGGCGCAGATTTCAGGGACGGTGATTTTGGCCCGATCCGAGACATGGAGCGGAAGCTCGTCAACCTCCATTTTCCCCTGGGCGAACAGGCTGAAGGATTCCTGGTCGTGTTCCTCGATCATCTTCCGGGTGTCCACGCCGCTCTTGTCGGAAACCAGACGGTTCCAGAGTTCTTCCTTAGGCATTTCCAGGCTAAAGAACGCGGCCCGCTTCCCGTTCATCCCGGCCCGTAGTAGCCAATTCATGGCCAGGGCCGATTTCCCGATGCCTGGGCGGGCCGCTAGGACGATCAATTGACCCGGCTGGAGCCCATGGGTCAAACCGTTGAATCGGGGCCACCCGTGAAGCCTGGTGCCCATTACGGAGCGTCCCTCGACTTTGTCCAGCATTTCGGCCAGGGCATCGTCGCTGAAATTGGCAACAGCCTCGATGTTCCCCTTGTCGCTGCTCTGGGCCATGGCGGAAAGGCTGGCGGACGCCTCGGCGACCACCTCAAGCGGGTCTGTATCGGCCGCCGTCTTGAGGATCCGATACCCGATGGCCTGGAGTTCCCGCTGTTTCCGGGCCGTCTGGAGGTAGCGGATCAACACTTCCGGCCGGCCTACTTCCTCGGCCTCCAGGATGGAATGGAGCCCGGTAATGTCCCCCACGATGTTGAGCGTCCCTTGAATGGCGAGCCGGTCCCGAAGGGTCAGGGAGTTAATTTCCTCGCCTTCGGTCACCAGGGAGCGCAGCGCCACGAAAACGGCCCGGTGGGATGGGACCAGGAAATCATGGTCCTGGAGGGTGGGGACCAGAACAGCGGCCGCATGTTCGGCACCGGGGGCGCAAAGGGTGGCGATGGTGGAACGCTCGGCTTCAGGGTTCTCCGGGACGGGGATCACATGGCCTCCAGTAAGATCGGTTGCTGCTGTTTGGCCTTTTCATCGGCATGAGCAATAGCTTCCCTAGCCAAGGGGAGAAGTTGCCGGTATGGCTTCTTCTCGGGCCCGTAGAACGTGGAAACGTGCATGATCGCTTGGTCCCGGTATTCCCAGGCGTCCATGATCCGCTGCTTTAAGTCTGGGTAGAGTTCAGCCTTGGCATAGAGCATCCCGCAGCCCTTCAACTCACGGGCGGTAGCTTCCCCGGAATCAATGATCTTTTGGAAGGCCCTGGCAGCAGCAGCGAACGGTCCCTTGTGGGCCTTCCCACCATTGGGGTCCTGGGTTGGCCAAGCTTGGTAAACAGGCCGCAGGGATTCTTCTGCTTCTGGGGAGCAATCCAATTCCACCTTCCCTGGCTTGCCCTTCTTCCCGGAAGTAGCGGTAGCTACTTCTCGGTCCTTTGGTCCTTGGTCCCTTCCTTGATCCCCCGACGATAGTTCGCGAGTATTCGCGAGGATTCGCGAGGATTCGTCGAATGGTGGTATTTTTGACTGGCTTGGTTTGTCTATCTTCTGGTGACTCAACCAGTTACAGATTTGGATATAGGAATCCGAACCATGGCTATAGCGGGAAATACAACCCTCAACCTGGAGTTCCTCAAGCCACCCATCAACCATAGTTTTAGCGTCGTCGTCATAGGGGAAAAGAAGGCTCGCGAGCATTCGCGAATTCCCGCGAAGCCTCCCCGAATCGTCAGCGAGGGTCCAAAGCATGATGAATGTGAGACGAGCATCCCTGGAAACTCGGCCCATAGATTCAGACTGGGGAAACTCTGGCTTGATGGTTCGGATTCTAGCCATTACCCCACCTGGGGGTAATTCTTGGCGATCTGGTCAAGTCGATAGGCAACCATTCGGAGCACGGGAGCCAGATCGGGCGTCAGCAGTAGCGGAGTGTCCCCATCTGTAATGAGTTCAACCTTGTCGCCGTAAACTTCGATCCACCCTACATCATAGCCAAGTCCATATCTTTCCATGTTGGGGACAGTATTTTCATTCCTCTTAGCCATAGCATTGTCCTAGCGGTTTCCCACCCTTCCTCTGATCGGTTGCACTTGCCCGCACTGGGCAACGACGAGAGATAGGGTGGGATGGGGGAGAAATGATGGATAATCCAGGTGCAACCCTGATACTTATATTATATCCCTATGCCGGTTTGGCGTCAAGCACTTGCTGGGGTTCGCCGGCCAACCTGGACGCGCTTTGCAGCTTTGACTTTGCCGCCAAAAGGTCTGTGACGGCGCGGTTTACCAGTGCCCTGGCGGTTCCGTCTGGGACTTCGAGCGCGGACGCCTGAACGGTGATCTGGGCCACGATGAGGGACGCTTCCCGACAGTTCATGATTTTGCCTTAAACCGGCCCTTGGCGTCTCGAATTGGAACATCCTTGGTGCCGAATTTCGCCTTGAGCCAGTCCGCGCACAGCGCCAGGATAAGCCCATATTCAGAGATTTGATCCGCAGTATATCTCTGGACTTTCCCTATAGACTGGAAGTGCATTTGCCATTGGGAGACCGAGTGGCACTGGCATCCGATCTGGATATGCGTGTGGCTACACGTGGTAACGCCGTGGCGGGTTCCCTGGATGTAGAGAGGGGAGAACTCCCAGGCATCGCCGGAGACCCTGGCATTGCCGGAGACCTGGGCATCGCCGGAGACCCGGGCATTGCCGAAGACCCGGGTATCGCCGAAGACCCGGGCATCACCGTAGACCCTGGCATTGCCGAAGACCCGGGCATTGCCGTAGACCTGGGCATTGCCGGAGACCTGGGCATCGCCGGAGACCTGGGCATTGCCGGAGACCTGGGCATCGCCGGAGACCCGGGCATTGCCGAAGACCCGGGTATCGCCGAAGACCCGGGCATCACCGTAGACCCTGGCATTGCCGAAGACCCGGGCATTGCCGTAGACCTGGGCATTGCCGGAGACCTGGGCATCGCCGAAGACCTGGGCATTGCCGAAGACCCGGGCATTGCCGTAGACCCGGGCATTGCCGGAGACCTGGGCATCGCCGAAGACCTGGGCATTGCCGAAGACCCGGGCATTGCCGTAGACCCGGGCATTGCCGGAGACCATCCCCTCGACAGTCACGGACGCATCCACATGTGCCGTATCCTGGACCCATCCTCCCCCTTTGATGTGCTGGTGCCACTCCCCACGGACCAAGGGGCCGAGTTTGGCCTGCAATTCTTTGAATGTGATGCTCATATATCCTCCAGGATAATGGTTGTTGACGGGTAAATTTTGCGGGATACAACCTGCGGCAAGGCGATTAATTCCAGGTGGGTGTCATCGTCGTCAACGATAAGGCGCTCGGCTTTAATGGCGTCGATCAGGGCCTTAAATCCGCCGATGAGATTGTCTCGGTCCAGCCGGCCGCGTCCAGTGCGCTCGATGGATACGCGGCGCTTCCCCGTTGCCACGGGGATCTGGGCCTGACGGTTCAGGGCCGAGCGCAACGACCAAGCGATCTTCTCTTTCTCTCGCCGAACCCATGACCAATGCTGCCCCTGCGTCTGATTCAGGCTCATGGTGGCGAAGGGCAGAATGATGGTCCAGGTCATGCTAGGCCGTCCTTTCTTCGCATGAGGGTGCGCCATGCGAGGCAAGCCACTGCTGGAACCCGGCTCCGGCGAAGAGATGCAGTTCACGAAGTGGAACATTCACGCCCCCTTCCTGCCCGACACCTTCTTGATTGCCCCCATGAATGGGAGTTCGGTTTTCCCATCTCGCATGATTTCCCACGTTCGGACAATGTAGGCGATATCGGAAAGTTTGGATTCGGCGGCGACAGCACGGCGAGCCTCGAACTTTTCGCGGAACAGCGCAGCCTCAGCAATACGCTTCTGGAGGTCCAGTTCCGCCTTGAGCCGGTCGCGCTCGGCCGTCGCTTCCCGCAACTCGGCCTCGGTGCGGTAGAGATTGTCGGGGGGACAGGAGCCCGGGCCCTCGGGGTCAATGGAAGGGGAGAGCGCGATCTCGTTCGGATAAAAATGCAACCCATCGGGGTAATCCGGGAGGAACGCCACTAATGTCAGCAGACCAAGAGATGGGTTGGGGTGGCTAAGGACGGTCCCCGTGCTACCAACGACCGTCTCACCGTAACCACAGTGCGGCAACGCGATTACCCGGTCCCCCGCCTTGAACGGCGCGGCCTTTGCGAACTTGCCCTTGGAATCGCGGATGGTCATTTCTGCTCCTGTGTGGGTTGTGCGGTGACGTTTCGTGCCCCCGCTGGGTGGTGGTGAAGTGCGTATTGGTGAAGTGCCTCGCGCTCATCCGGGGTTGGGGGCGTGTGCTCCAGGATCCAGCACTGCCATTGGGCCGGAGACATGAAGGCGAACCGGATCAACAGGCGGTCCACCACGGGGTTGAAGTGGTAGTTGGCTACCATTGGAGGATGAGGATGGCGAGCGTCGCGCCGGCCATGAAGCCGAGGAACAACGCGCCGAAGATGGTTTTCAAGGGATGTCTCCGTAAATTGATGGGTTAGGGTTACTTTCTGCCGGGTTTTGCCTTGTCAACACGATGCGTCACGGGCTTAATTCGGATAAGTTCTGATGCAAGGATCACGTCATTAGACGCAGCCTGGATGGGGTCCGCCACGTCTAGGGTTGGGCGCTTGGCCCCGCTGAAGATCTTGTAGAGGTAGCACCTTGTGATGCCAACTCGGGACGCGATTTCAGCCGGGTCCATGCCGTGATCTCTAAGGCGCTTCGTAAATCTGTTCATGCTACCAAGGATATGAACTAGATGGACTCAACGCAAGTGTAGGGGAAGCGATATTTGCAATTCGGGTCTCATTTGCGGACGTTGTATTTTACAAAGTACACAATACCCATTGGCACATATATACTGTAATTGTGAAAAACAGCGAAAATTTCTACAGGTCGAACGAGACCAGCACTCCACCCGAAAAATATTTCTAACATTTCTACGATTTCCACTTGCCAAATGTGTTCACCTGGGCCATATTTGCAGGTAGAGAAAACCGCGGAGGACACCATGACCAACACCAAGATCCAGGCTCGCTACGACAAGCTGATTGCCAAGGCTGGCGACGACATGACCGAGCGCCAGGCCGAGCGCTACTTTCACCAGGTCGTCGCGCTGCTGGACGAGATGAATGAACTCCCGTGCAGCCAAAACAAACGGCTCCAGTTGGCACGCATCGCCGGTAGCCTCCAGTTCGAGTATCCGAACTTCTGCTAGACAGCAACAATTCCCAGACGCCCCGGAAGGGGCCTTTGGGGTATACGGTTGACCCGGAACTTTGACAACCCGCCAGCGATCTTAGGTCCAGCGCGGGAATACCTTAACGATTCCAGGATGAAACGCGGAAGAAGCAGGTCCGAGTTCGAGTCTCGGTCCCGGCACCTTTCAGTGATGAGCACCCAGCCCAGCCGAAACGCCAGGTTGGCTGAACGCCACCCCAACCTCAAAGGAGACACAATGGGAATCACCCGATACGTCGCACGGATCGATGAGCAAACGGATTTCAGCCAGGAACCTCCCAAAGACGGCCGGGCACTAATGGTCTACGCCCACGTCGCGGGCTGCTGCGGTTTCGACTGGCGCTGGGTTGAGGATTGCCCGGTTGACGTGCTGAACCATCTGGTCCTCACCGGCGAGCTACCCCAGGGGAACGAAACCGTGATCGCCATGAAGTTGGAAGCGCTCAAAAAGGCGCTCGTCAAGGTGATCGACAACGCCAGCCTGATCCCGGACATCAACGCGGAAGTGGATGCGTTGACGGGTGAAGATGCCCCGTTCTGAATAGGTAGTCAACATGACACCGATTCAGGAAGCAGCCGAAGCAATCGCAGAACGGCTCCTGATCTGGCACCGACTCGCCCAGCAATGCCACGAACGCGGCGAAGAAGGCGAGTGGATCGACCTGCGGGACATGTGGAACCCGGCAGATCAGGCAGCCATAGACAAATTCACGGAGGCCAAGGCCAGAGCGCAGGGCCTCCGTCCGCTATTCAGAGAGGATGCGTCATGAACGCTGAGCTGCGAACCACCACGCCCATGGGGTTGACGGGGTTCACCCGTGATTCCGTGGACCTGCTGAAGACCACGATCTGCAAGGGCAGCACGGATGACGAACTCAAGTTGTTCGTTCAGGTCTGCCAGCGCACCGGACTAGACCCCTTCGCCCGCCAAATCTTTGCCGTCCACCGGAAGGACAACAAGACCGGAACAATGGTAATGAGCATCCAAACCAGCATCGACGGGTTCCGGCTGATCGCCGAACGGTCCAAGAATTACGCCGGCCAGCGCGGGCCATTCTGGACGGCTGACGGGGAACACTGGAAGGAAGTCTGGTTGGCCAAAGATGCGCCAGCAGCGGCGAAGGTTGGCATCATGCGCCGGGGGTTCTCCGAACCGCTCTGGGCCGTTGCCACCTGGGAAGAATTTTGCCCCACCTATAATGGCCAGCCAATGGGCCTATGGCGGAAGCTGGGGCCGCTTATGCTGGCCAAGTGCGCAGAGTCCCAGGGCCTTCGTAGGGCCTTCCCACAGGACCTGAGCGGGATCTACACCGAAGAGGAAATGGCCCAGGCCGTGGAGGCCGTGGAGGCCGAGACAGTCCCTGAAGTAGTGGAATGGACGGACGATGAACGGCAGGAGGCTAGACTCCAGGTGGCTGACCTGGCCGATGCGCTGATGGAGGCCGGATGCGATGAAGATGAAATGAAAGATATCGTGGCAAAGCCTACCGCGACGATTGGAACAACCGACACCTTCGACCGATGGGCAAACCGGCTTCTGGGTTACCGGGATCGGGTCATGGCGAAACACAAGCCTGCGCCTAAGGCTAACTCCGAAGAAGTGGCCAATCTGGCCGAAACCTACGCGAAGAATCCGGCATGAACATTCTGCAGATCACCCCCACCGAGAAACACACCTGGGCCGTGTTCGACGGCCGACCGGAATTCCCCCACGCCCGAAGGTGCAGTCGCTGCGACGGAGAAGGCGGTTGGGATGCCATCCCCTGGACAGCGCAAGGCAAGGACGCGGCCTACCACTGGACGGAATGCCCGGTGTGCCAGGGCAAGCGCGAGTGCCCCAGCCAGATGGCCCGGTGCGTCAGTCGCCACGTTCTGGTGCCGGCATGAAGCAGAAACCCACCCCCGATGAGATTCAGCATATGGGCCGCGTCAAGTCTCTCCCGTGCATCGTCTGTGAGATGCGCGGGGAGGTGCAGACCAGCGTGACAGACTGCCATCACATTCACCGCGACCCCGGAACAGGGCAACCCATTGGCGGAAGCCAGCGGGCCAGCCATTACGCCACGTTGCCTCTGTGCCAAAAAAATCATCATTGGAATTCCGCGAACGTTCACATGGGTTCCCGAGAATTCGAGTCCCGCTATGGTAACGAACTGGATTTGCTGCGGCTCACATACGAGCGGCTAGGGGTCCCTTACCCATGGAGCAGACCATGACCCAATTGAGTCCCGAAGCAAATCGCCTGCGGATGCAGAAATGCCATAACGAACGCCGGGCTGCGCAAAAGTGCATTTTGTGCGGATGCTTCCTCAGGGCGAAAGGATTTGACATCTGCTGGGAATGCCGGAAGCGGAAGAACCTGAACCGAAAAAAGAAGACGGGACTAGCCCCGAATATTTCGGTTTGGGAAACGCTGGATGATGGACTTGGAAGGGCCATAATGGAAGCAGACCACGACCTTTCCAGAACGATCTAGATTCCGATGATTATGCAAGATCGGAACCACAAAGCCCAGCGCCCGCGCGGCCCGCGACCGAAACCCGAGCGCACCAACGGTAATGAATTATTTAACATGCAACATCTGTCCAG